AATTTGCATCAGCTTCTGTTAAATATGATTCAAGTGTGTTATTTAAAGAAGTTGGTGTTGTAAAAGTAGAATTAACATATGTTTTTGTCGGAAAGGTGTTATTTGCATATGTTAAAAGATCTTCTTGAGATTGATTTACATTTACATAAACATCTGCAAATTTTTGATTTGTTACAGAGATAACTCTTTCTGGTGTAAAATAAAGATTTGTTGTACCCTCTGTTACTGCGTCTGTTGTTCCAGTAAATGTTGATCCACCAGATCCTGGTGTACCTGCGTCTCCCCGTGGAATTGTAAAATTAAATATTGCTGCTTGGGATGTTCCAGAATTTGTTATAGCTACAGATGAACCTGCTAAGCCAGTGGTAACAGAACCAACTGTTATTGTTGCTGCTGTTCCAGCGACTCCAGGTGTTCCATTTGCGCCAGCTGAACCAGTGTCACCTTTTAATCCCTGTAGACCCTGTGAACCTGCTGCGCCAGCGGCACCCGCAGGACCAACATCGCCTCTAGGACCCTGTAAGCCTGTAGCTCCGATACCAATTGGACCAGATTCTCCAGTGTCACCCTTTAATCCCTGTGGACCAGCGGCACCCGCAGGACCCGCAGGACCCGCAGGACCTGTGGCACCTGTAGCGCCAGGAGTTCCTGTACCAGCAGTAATTCCAGAAACTGCTGCATTGATTGCAGTATTTCTATTTGTAATTTCAGTTGATATGGCAGTATTTATTGCTGTGTTTCTACCAGAAACTTCTGTCGCAATTTTAGTATCTGTATAAGAATTGGCTGTGACTACTGCTGCTGCTGTAGCAATTGTATCTTTTGTGTCTGATGCCGCTGCCGCTGCAATAATAGCCTCAGCTTTTGCTGTTGCTGCTTTATTCGTTGCATCATTTGATGCTGTGCTAATTGCTTCTGTTTTTGCAGCAGCAATTGCTGTATTTCTATTTGACGTTTCTGTTGCAATTGCGCTAACTATAGAAGCAGAAACTGCATCGATTGCTCTTTGATTTGTAAAATATTTATTTGTAGATCCTTCTGCTATAGAGTTAGAAGTTAATTGAGCGATTGCAGCATTTAAATCAACTCCTGCTGAAATAGAATCTGGTAGTTGGGAAGTAGGTATTTTACCAGCTGAGTTAAGTGTAGCGACTCCGTTTGCTTCTCCAACTTTTAATGCATAGGAAGTTGTGGCATTCCATCTTGAGCCGTTGCCAACTTTAAATTTAAGAGTATCTGTTTCAATACCAAGTTCACCTGGCAATAGTATGGGATTGTTTAAAACCCAATTTGCTGCTGTATCTCTTCTAAGCTGTATTCTTAATGATGCCATTTTATGAACCTCCTGCATCAACAATTATACCATCGTTGTCTGCAGAACTTCCTCCTTCTAGAACTTCGTCTTGTACTACTGTAACGCTGCCTTCTGGGTTTCCGCCATCAAGCAATGTTTGGTTTTCAAATGTTCCGCCTTGGTTTGATGTTGAAGGACTTTGTCCATCGTATCCAATTACAAGCGGTAATACTAGATTGGGAGAATCTGAAGTATTTGTTTCCTTAAATGTAATCTTATTTTGAACATCAATTGTATGAACATTTCCATCAAATGAATGTGTATGCATATAAAATGGTGTTGGGTCTGTGCTCGGCGGGGTAAGCTCTACCCAAACCATACCATTGTATATTCTTAAATTCTTACTTACTACATTAAAGTATATATCTCCAACAGTGGCTATGTCGGGGTTCTCCATAGAAGTAAGAAGATTAAGTGCAACCTTCATTTGTCTGGACATTTTATTATCCTACAACTACTACTTTATATTCTCCAGCTGACGGGGCTATTGCAAAGTCTACTGTTACTGTATTCGAGCTAGTTCTTTTTACATCAGCTTCAACTTGTGCAAACGGTGATGCTGCTTCAAATATTTGAACAGTTACATCAGTTGTTCCTAAATTGTGTGTTATTGTATAAGATGTGGCAGACGCACCAAGTGTTTCTGCATATTTTCTAGCAATTGCATGATAGGCTGTTCCATTATTTGTTAATGCCCAGTTGTCTGATGTTTCATTCCATAGGATTTCTACATCTGTCTCTAGTCCACGCTCTACTGTTATTCCAGCATCTGTTGTTGGGGTGCCAGCAAAATTGCTATTTAGCTTTACCTTATTATCTTCAATATTAATCTGTGTTGTATTTACAGAGTTAACAGTTCCAATAACATTGAGGTTTCCACCAACCTGTAAGTTTCCAGTAATTTCTACATTGTCTGGCAAGCCTACGGTTACCGCTGCGTTGTGTCCGCTATTTGGAGAAACAGTAATTTCATTTGCTGTTCCTACAATAGTTGCTACATAGTCGCCTGTTGTTTGTGAATCTAAATTAATATCTTTTACAGATACTACGCCTGCGTTTACATTAAAGTCTGCTGCATCAAAAGAAGCGACACCTTTGTTTGTTGTGCTTGCGTCTTCAGCAGAAATTGTAATTGCATTATTTGTTACAGCAACATCAATTCCTTCTCCGCCATTTACTGTTAAACCTTCTGTAAGAAGAGAAATTGCAGTTGTTCCAGTATCTCCAGTTATTGAAAGCTCTGTTGCAACATCTACTTGACCAGCTGCAGTTAATCTACCTTGCTGATCTACTGTAAATGTAGGTATCTTTGTTTGTGATCCGTATGAACCAGTTGTTACTGCTGTATTGTCTAAATCTATTGTTGTGATTCCTGTAGAATCAACGTATGTTTTTGTTAACCCGACTCCGCCTTCGATTGATGCGCCAATTGCATCTTGAATTACTTCTTGAGAACCACTCATTGACTGCCATGGACCGTTTGGTGATGCTAGTCCATTGTAGTAGTACATAACATTGTCGCCACTGTTATAGTAAATTTGACCAATTACTGGGTTTGATGGAGCTGAGCCTAAATTCTGAATTCTAGCATTTAAGAGCTCATTTTTATTGAGGTCAATGCTAACTAAAAACTTTTTTGCCATTTTCTTTCTCCCTTATGACAGATATGCTGTCCCTGAAAACGGCTGCGCCATAGTCAGTGTTATTTGATTAATACTATTATAGTCTATTCCAGTTTCTAATATGTCTCCAGCGCTAGATTTAACGGTTACATTTGGGTTGAACCCAAGGTTATGATTTATCCGAACTGAATACATTCCTGCAACTGGTCCAGTTATTTGTGCCATTTCCCATGGATATGTCAAAGAAATTTGTTTATCCAAGATAAAGCTGTTGTTTATATTCCAGGTATTTGTTGAAGCTTTTGGGCCCCAAAACCTTGTTGTGTTTGTGTCAAAATAAAAGTCTCCTGGGACTCCCAGCGTTGCATCTGGGTTTCCGCCTCCACTTATTATTGTTCTTCCAGGCGCTCCAGTAGATCTTACTACAACAAGTGGGTTGTTTTCTGTGACTATTAATCTTGTTGCCATTATACTGTTACCGACCTATTTAATGTCATATATCCTTCTAATAATCTTGTCTTATTAACACTAGGGTCAATTAGAACAAGGTCATATGCAGATTTTGGAAAAAACATTTTGTTTGTTCTGTCTGCAGATATCGATATTTGTATTTTGCCTTCTACTGGACTTATAGTTAATCCATCTTGCTCTGTTAATGTAAAAGCTAGCTTTTTTCCGCCTTGAGTATCTCTAACTTGAAGTTTTGCTATATGATTATGAAGTTGAATAGGTGTTTGATCTTCGTCTAGGTATTGAACCTCAAACGTAAACGTTGTATTTTGATCAACTTCAAAATTCTTTTGCGCTGCCACATTTACCCCTAAATTAGAAAAGCCCTTATGCCAATTTTAGCATAAGGACGTTCCCAATCAACTATAAGTTAGGCTTTGTTGATAAATCCAAAACTCTTATCGTTTGGATTTAATGCCTTTAATATTACGGGTGCTACTGCTGCAACTCCGCCAAGCAATAAATCTCTAGGATTCGTATTGCCTGTCATATATAGAGCTAGCGCCGCTGAAAGAAATGCTCTTCCGTAGCTTGCTAGTGCTGCTAGGATCTGTTCTTGCATAGTTACCTTTCCATCTTTGTTTAAATCTGCTTTTGCAAATTTAGCCATTTTATTATCTCCTTGTTGGGCAATTTGCCCCTGGAATTTTCGGCCTTAGCCGAATACTATAATTCTACCACTATGCTGAAATATCTACAAGCTCGCAATTGCCATCTGAGCTGCAAGCAAGGGTGGCAGAAGGTGAAGTTCCATCCTCTGTCTCATAAAATGATAGATCTTCCCATCGAATATTTTTAGGCATTTTTTGAACAAGCGCCTCATACTCTTCTTTAGATACTTCTTGATATGGGGCTTGCTTATATGTATGCTCTGAATGAGGGAGGAATGAAATTCCAGACACATCATCAAAATTCTTGTAGACCCAAGCACCAACTTCCATCCACTCTTCTTCTTTTACAGAAACAGTAATAGATGGCTTATGCTCGCACCAAGCACGTTGATAGACTAGCCATATATCTAAGTGCTGAATAGCTGTTAAATCATTTCTAACAATTGCACCTTCTGGTGCTTTTATAGGAAATGAAAATACATAAGTGTCGTTTGGCTTCATTACGTCATCTTCTACTGGAATTCCAACTTCCTTTAGAAATGTAGAGATAGGATCTCCTTTTGAGCCACGAACTGTGCGAATGTAATACGGTGAATGCCATGGATGCATTCCTGAAGACACCCCGACCAATTGAGATACTGTTCCAGAAGGCTTTACGCAAGTAATGGCGGCAGACTCAGGAATCCCAATTTTCCCAGCCTCTTCTTTATTAACTTCTCTTGCTCTTTCACGCATTGTCATTAAGAATGACTCAAGCATTACTAGATCTTCTTTGCCAGACATAAATTTGTGCCCGAACTGTCCAGTTAACGATACGCCAAGCAATCTTTCTTCTTCTGTATTGTCTTTCCAGATTTTACGAAGATATTTAAAGTCTGTTAGCGTTGATTGCCAAGTACCAAGAATCGTAGCAAGCTCAACCTTACGCTCAATATCTTTCTTTGTGTCATTTTCACGTAATACGACTTCTGAAAGGTTACAAAACTGATAAGGACGTAAAATAATTTCTGAACACGGGTTAGTTCCGTAGTGAATATCTGGATCTCTTTTTCCAAACTTGGCTGCTTGGGCTTGAGCTGCGGCCACATTGTATATGCCTCTTTCTCCTGATTTTGAATCATATAAAGATTTCCATTCTGCAATAAATTGCTCCATCTCTGGCTTGCGTGAATATGCAACAGAGTTATTTGATAATGCACGTTGTGGACTTTGCTCCCACCAGTTTCCCGACTTGGCCTGCGCCATTTCAATATCGTTGATGTTAGAAAGGGAAATCATTGCTGAGCGTCTTACACCACCGACAACTACAACTTCACCAATTTTACACATTATGTCGTGACATTCAATTGGCTTAAGATTTCTTCCTGCCGCATTTTTAAATTTTGCAATTGTAAAATCAAAAAGATTTATAAGTGGTTGTGGTCCAGAAGATCTTCCGCCCATTGTCTTAAGTCTTGCTCCAGCGGGTCTAACTTTAGAAACATCAATCGCTGGGATATGTCCAGTCCATAGTAACGCAAGTAATTCACGGTAAGCTTTAGCCCAACCTTGTTTTGAATCTTCGACAACAATTACAGTATCTGATTTTTCAAGTTTTTCTGGTATTGCGGGAAGCTTATTGATGTACTTGTATTCAACTGAGAATCCGACACCAGTTCCACACATAAGTACATACATTGTTTCATCAAATGAACGAGGGGAATCAACTGGAAGAAAAGCACAGTTATATCCAGCAACATTATCTCTTTCTAAAGCAGCACCTGAAGTCATTACTGATCTCATAGATGGCATTACATTTCTTTCGAAAACAAACTCTTTTAATTCCGCAACAAGCTTTTCATTTGGAATATAATTATGGTTTGTCTTTAAATGATTAGTCATAAATGTAAAATATCTATCTACTGTTTCTCCCCAAGTTTCTCTACGACCTTCTGCCTCTACCCATTTTGCATATCTAGATAAAGCAATAAAGTTTTCATAAGGATTTTCAATAGTTTTTGACATTTGTTATACGACCTTCTCTCCGCCTTGCGGTATAATTTTTGATGAAGTCCTAGTGTATCAAACTTTTATTTAATGGTCTAGGGGTTAAAAATATTTTTAAAAATATCATTATGTGAGATAGTGTTTTGGTCAACTAACTTGACAGATCTTTGTATTTAATGATACTCTTAGAGTTCGTTATCTCTATAGGAGGAAATGCCAATGGAGAATATAAAGCAACAGTTTAGCGATTTGGTTCGTGACTGGACAATAATAGCAGTAACAATGTTATTTCTGTTTGGTAACTCAGCAAACGCTTTACCTGTAGTAGCACCTTTAGTGAAAACTGAAGCCCAATTAAAGCAAGAAGTTTTAGATAGCTTTAGTAAAGAAATTTACAAGCCATCTGAGATGCTTACAGACGAAAAGTTGAAAGTATTACTTGAGACTGTAGGATTCGAAGGAGAAGGCCTTAAGAAAGCTTGGTCCATAGCAAAGCGTGAATCTAATGGAAGACCGCTTGCATATAACGGGGACAGAAATACAGGAGATAGTTCTTACGGATTATTTCAAATAAATATGATCGGAGATCTTGGTCCTACAAGACTTGAGAAATTTGATCTACAGAGTAACAAAGAGTTATTCGACCCAGTAACAAACGCAGAGATAACGTACTATATGACCAATGGCGGTATTGATTGGTCAGCTTGGAAGGGGATGACCCCAAGAGCTAAGGAATTTTATTTAAAATTTCCGACAAAGTAAAGGAGATGGGATGAGGATACAATACGTATCAACCTACATCTCCATGTCAGAAGAAGGATTGGTTGAAAAGCTTTTATGCCCAGTAGACCAATCCATTCTTTTTTGTAATCAGACTATTTCAGATGAGGTATACTTATATTGCCTATCTTGTGAGTATAAAAAAGCATTAGGGCTAGCAACTTATCAGAATATAGTTGCTCAGGTGGATAAAAATGTGTAAAGAAGAATGTATTTGTAAATTAGAAACTGAGTCTGCTCCAATTCAAGTGACAGACGCAATGGGTAGAGAAATTTGGTGGGAAGATGCAGGAAGACCTGAATAATCAAACTTCAAATGATTTAGAAGATAATTTGCCAATGGTAAATTACATCATGCTTCATAGAATATATGACATGCTTAGCCTAATAGCAAAAGGATCTGTGGGTCAAGAAGAAGTTAGCAGGATGATTGCTTATCACGAGCAAGGATATTTATTGGGGCCTGCCCCAGCTTTTACTCCAGGAGAAGAAAATGAGCTTTAGTCAAAAAAATATTACTGTACGTTTAATGACAAACGTATTTCAAGAAAAAAATGCCTATTTAGCAGCACAAAGCGGATTGTCAGAAATTGAAGTGGCAGCGCAAATGAAGGAAATGAACGGAACGATATTTTGGATGCTAGAGTCGGTATATGATGCACTAGTTGAAGAAAATTATATCAAAAACGATTGACTTATAATTTAAAGTATTTTATACTTTAAATCTGGTAGAGTATAACTACTCCCAGTAGTGTCTTTAAGACACGTCACTACCCAGTCGGATCCGCCTCTGACTGGGTTTTGACTATTCCTTGTAAAATAAATTACTTGTAAACCATATCTCTGAGTCCAGAGGATTTGACTGATAGATTTCTTCTATTTGTTTTTCTGTAAATT